ACTGATCGCCGCAAGCTGTTCCGCCTTGGTTGGTAGCTTGTCAATCTCGCTGCCGATCGCGGCGAACGCTTGATCGGCCCGCATGTTCTTCAGCTTGCTGACTTGCAATCCCATGGCTTCGAGCGTCGCCACCGCTTCGGACGATGGATCGCCGAGCACCATCGACATCTTACGCATCGCGGTTGTCACCGACTCGACCGACGCGCCGCCAAGACGGGCAGCCGCCTCGAGTCGCTGCAAGCTCGATGCCGACACGCCGAGGAGCGTAGCTTCATCGTTCAGGCGGTTGAGACGATCAATGCCTTCGAGCGTTGTCGTGGCCAGTAGCTCAACGCCTTTGGCAGCAGCAGCACCAGCAACGCCAATGCCAGCCAACGCCCCGGCAATCGCCACGCCGTACGGCCCAGCAGCCGTTGCCGCCGAGGCCAAATCGTCGACGATGCCAAATCGAGACGTGATACGCTCGCCGGCGAACGATGCAATGTCACGTCCGCCAACACGCTGTTTTTCGTCGACGACTTCCGCTTGAACGGCCGTCAGTTCGTGGTACCGATCGTAGACTTTTTTGATGGCCGCTTGCCACTTCTCCTCAGGCACCGTCGTGAACTTGTCTCGCAGCCGCTGGATGCCAGCAAGCTGTGCGGTTAGTTCTTCTTGCGGACCGCCAGCGTCTTGGATGATCTTCTTTAGCAGCTTCAATTCTCGCTGCGTAGCGACAACGCCATCAGTGAACTCGCGGGTATCGAGCCCGAGTTGCATCGACAGACTGGCGATGGCATTGCTCATTGTGTGATCCCGGTAAATCGTTGCCGCATTGCCGTTGCCGCCGCATCCCAATCGACTTCCTGCGGTGCGTTTTCCGGTTCGTCGAGCCATTGCCAACGACGCCGGACGTCCTCAGACGTCAACGCGTCATCCGCTTTAAGCTCATGCTGTGCCGTTGTCCGCATCAGGTTGACAAGCCGCGATGCCAACTCCTGCCATTCTTCGCCCCAGCCGTCGAGCAACGCAAGAGCCATCATGTACGATCGCTCCCGCTCCGTTGTCGACTCGATCCAACTATCGACCGACTTAAACCCGAGGCGTGCCGCGACACGCCAACGCAATAGCTCAAGCCGGTCGTCTCTCAGTTTTTTGCGGCGGCTTTGACCGGCTGCCAATCCTCTCCGCAGTCCCAGCCCGTATGCCGTTTGACGGCAGCCGTCAAGCAAGCCCACGGCCCCGCGTCAAGCTGATCGAAGAACCCGCGCATGACGTCATCATCGCTGACGACGTTCTGCCCGTTGTCGTCGACAACAGCGGCACCGACAACCAACGCGTCGATCTTTGCCAACCGTTCGCGGTCAATCTCGCCTGCCTTCGTTCGAAGGCTGGCGCGAATGTCGCTCATCTCCCTCACCGTCAACGATTGCAGCTTGACCACGCCCAGCCCGGGAATGTTCGGCTCGTCGTACCGCCGACCCATTGCCCGCGTAAACTGCTCACGATTGATCGCCATTCTCGCTATCCTCTCCTAGTTTCTTGTCCCGTTCCACGCTGCTCAATTCTTCAGCCTGCTCGACAATCGGCAAGCCATATTCCTTGACGGCTACTGCACGCCCAGCCAGCCACAGCAAAGGCGATTTGCTCGCCTTGCGTTGATAGCCGATCTGCCGCTTCACATTGCCGCGACACAGCACGACAACCCATTGGTCATGCTCGACAGCCACAGGCCCAAGCGGCGTGTTCTTGTGGCCAATGTGCGGCCGCAGTTCAATATTGATTTCCACGCTTACGCCTCCGCAGTCCAGGTCGGTCCAGTGTTGCCGTCGAACTGAAAGGTAATCTGCCCCTGCTGCATCGTGTTCGTTTGCATGGCGGGATAGACGACGCCCGTGATAATTCCGGTTCCGGCAAGATTGGCAGCAGTAACACCACCGCCACCAGGGGCAAGCGGCCACGTAATCGTGATCGTCTCCGGCGTTGTGCCGAGCGCCGGCAGACCGGTTGCCGACTCGAACGCAACGTCAAGCGTCACCTGTCCAAGCTCGCTGACATCGCCCGCCATGTACTCACGCTCTCCGCTGGTGCCGAGGTACGTGATATCTACGGGCGGCCGAGTCAGCGAAAGATTGGTCGGAATGCCGACAAGCTTTCCGCTCCAACTCGTCGTACCGAAAGTCACCGTTGCACCATGGCCCGTGTCCCGTTTTGCTGTCACTGGCATATCATCTCTCCTATCGATTAGTCCCCGTCCGCATACCAAATCACGTACGCTGTCCTGGCCCAATACTCGTATTGGTCGCTGCCATCAATCGGCGCATCCGCTCCGCAGTCGCGGTCGGCATCGCCAATATACACTTCCGTCACCGCCGTCGATCCCATCGTTTTATTGCCGCCACGCAATGCGTCATAGATGGCTTCGTCCAGCGTATCCGCTGCCGCTCGGCTTGTCGCTAGCGACATGATTTCATAGCGGGCTTGGCTTAGTCCTAACGCTCCGCTGATGCCAGTCATCGGCCCGCCGCTAACTTTGCGATACATGACGCATGGCCTAGTAGCGCCTTCTTTGATTGCATCCGGGTAGATGCGGCACGCCGAGCCACTGCCAACCAAGCTGGTGACGGTGGATTGCGTCTTCAAGTATGTCAGCAGGTCGGCGTTCAATGCCATGATTTAGCTCTTTGCCGCTATATTAGCTGCCTTCTTCGCAGCCCTTGCTTCACTGCGAGCAAACGCTTCCGCAAACTGCTTTAGCTCCTCGATAATTTCTCGTTGAACGCGTTCCTTGTTGGCTTGCCAAGTGTTCATTACGAACGGTCGGCCGTGAATGTACTGGCCACGTTTGCCTTGCCCAGTTTTAGCCGCGTTGTTCGAGTAGGTGCGTTGATAGAAAAACTTCTTCGACAAATTGCGAAGTTGCGATTGGGAGAAGTAGGTGCCAGCAACAAACTTTGGCTCGCCCCAACGATTGCTGCCGCGTTGCTTCCACCGTGTTTGCTGTAGCTTGACGCCCGTCAATCGCTTGGCGGCTCGCTGACGTCCACCGCTTCGCGAGAATGTACCGCCCGTCGTGTGATGGAATCCAAACTCGACCAAATGCGAATGCCTTCCGACCTTCCGCTTGATCGGACCAGCAACGCCAACAATCGTTTCGCCGCCGTTGTACTTCCTCAAAACATTGCTGATGCCTTGCGACAACCGCATTCTAGCGGCACGCTCGCCACGTAGCGGAGTGTATTCGATGCCGCCGACACTCGATCCCTCCCGAGGCGTCTTGGCGGCCGATGCCGCCGCCAGCCGCTCCATTACGCGATTGATCGACGTCGATATCCGGCGGCCGCGCAGCAGGATCGGCAGCTTCGAAAGTATCGAGTCGGCTTCCGCAAATCCTTGAAATGCTTCCCGCTGCGTGGCTGCCATTACACAACAACCTCCGAACAGTCCAGCACAAGCTTTCGCACGCGGCCGCGATCCATGTCGAGCGGACGGACTGCCCGGACATTCAATATCGAGCCAGCGAACGTGCCATGCCTTACACGCAATCGCATCGTCGGGCTGATGTCCGGCAAGTATTGTAGTTCGACAACATGCGACGCCAAAGCCTCGATGCCACGCCCGCGAAACGTCTCTGATCCGACAACGAGCGTAATGTCACATGGGACATCTTGGTACAAGTCGCGGCCCGTAAAGTCCGGCAGCGGATCGCCAGCGGCTTCGCTAGTTCGCTCGATGTCAATGCGGTCACGGAACAATCCAGGTCTCATGGATAGGTGCTCCGCATGTTGGCAACAACAAGCCGCTCATAGGTTAGCGGAACTTCGCTCGATATGGTCCCAATCACAATCGGCAATCGTTGCTCAGCCCAATGTCCGGCCAGTAGCAGGATGGCTTGTTTCCAACGCTGCGGTACCGCCGCCGCCGTTGCGTGTCCAGCCTGATACGTCACCGTCACCGCGTTACGTTGCGAGCGGATCGATGGCGTTGTCACGTTGTAGCCATACCACACAACCGGCGACCCGCGCCCTTTATCGAGCACGTAGTTGACACTCGCCCATGTTTGCGTCGTGCCTAGGGTGTCAACGTATTGAATCGAAACAACGGACGTCACCGGCCTAGCTGGAATGTGAATCCCGCCATCCGATGACGGCCATTGGTCAAGCTGAAATTGCCACCGGCTGTCGCAACAAATCACGCCGCAATCCGACTCCCATTGTTCCCGTGCGGCGACCAAGTAATTGGCAAGCTCTTGGTCGCTTCCGGTGAACGATGGCGCGTATTGCAAATGGGCTTTCAACTCCGCAACCGTCACCGGTTCAAAGGTGGCGGCTACGGTGTTGATTGGCGTGATGGCATTGCGCTCGACAGCCATGGCTTACTTTCGCAGAATGTCGCCGAACCCGCGTTCCGTAGCGGTAACACCAACATCGCCGGCCCGGCTCAGCAAAGCGAACGCGGCAAGGTAGGTGCCTGCCGAACCGTCGCCGGCAGTGGCCACTAAATCGATGTAACGCTTCCGGCCCCGCAAGTCCACCTCGAATACGAAACATTTGTTGTCGTCCGTGGCACTCGGCAAAGCCGACGTCGAGCCAGCCACATTGCTGCTCGTGCCGTACACCAGCCCCGTGATGTCAGCCGCACCGCTCATGCCGCTGTCGTCGCTCTCTTGCAGCTTCAAAGCGGTCATAGCGATGTCGGTGGCGCCGAGGTAGGCGAACACGCGAAGATAAGCGAATCCTTTCGTGTCAACAGCCGTGGTCGTATAGCTGGAATTGTCGACAATCGCCGCAGGCGGCGTAATGCTCACGAACTTGTCATGCTGTGCAGAATTCATTTTGGTTCCTTTGAATGATATGCGGAAAGCGGCTAGCGGTTGCTAGCCGCGAAAATGTCAATTGCCATTAGCTGCCCGGAGTGGACAGCATCACGATGGCGCCGGAAACGCTGGCAGTGCCCGCGTCATGCACCTTGATGTCGAACCGCTCGGTGCCGAGCACGGCAATTTGCTGCGTCGTGAACGCAACCTCTCGGCTCATGTCCATCGTCACCCCGCGACGGTCGCCGAAGTCGACGCCTTGGCGGATGTTGCCGAAGTACACAAGTCCGTCCGTGCTGGCTTGGTCGCCAACGGTGTTGTTCATGACTTCGGTGAACACCACCGGGTAGCCAAGGAACTGCACCTCGCTCGCGCCGGCCGCAAGCTCACGCGTGGTGTTGCCACCAGCGGCAGCCGCAAGGCGAAGCATCGACAACGCCCAGCCCGACCGATGGATGTACCACGAGGGCCCGCCATCGCGGAACGCGTACGACGGAAGCTTGGCGATCATGCCTTCGAAGTCTTCCAGGTCAAGCTTGGCGAAACCAAGATTGCCCGCGATGGCAGTGTATTTGCTGCCAGCCGCGAGCGATTCCTTGATGCCGACAATCCCATTGTAGGTCGACGCGCCAGTTCCATTGAACCCGCACTCGTCTTCCTTATTCGCAAACGCTAACGCGGCTTCCTCCATGATCAGATTGCCGATACTCAACGCGGCGTCCTCGTCCAAGTCGCGGCTGTAGTAGGTCAGCACGCCGAACTTCTTGGCGACGAGTTGAATCTGATCGACCGTCATCGTCGTCTCGGTGGGAGCCGAGATTTCACCGATCGCGTACGCGGTGAGTCCTCCCGTTCGTCGCGGGTAACTCTTGGTGTCACGCGACATCGGCACAGGTCGAGCAACGCGGCGAATCACGCCGTACTCGTTAACTAAGCGAATCAATGTCGCTTCGAACTCATGCGGCACCAGGAAGCCGCCTTCCGGGTCGCTGCCTTCGGTGTTGACGTTCTTGATGTCAAAGCCAATCGTGTCAGCGCACCATTGTTGCGATCGCTGATTGCCGCAAATGGCCATGACATAGCGGCCGAACGCGTAGGCTTGCTTCTCTTTGTCCGGTCCGTTGAACGCGGTGATGCGGCCACGGGCGAGCGCCCGAGCAGGCACTTTGACCCGCGAAAAGATGCTGGTCGAATCTTCGACGCCAGCCCGCTCATGATGCACGCCGCCCGGAATGCGACTGGCTGCCATTGCGGCGATCTCGTTTTCGAACGCTTCGGCCTGAGCCAATTGAGCCTTCAGATTGGCGACTTCGCCGCCCTTGCCGTCAACGCCAATCGCGGCATCGACATGGGCTTTCTCGTCGGCCGTGTATTCGCGGCTTTCCTTCTCGCACCGATCTTGCAACGCCGACACTTCGGCCAGCTTCGCCGCGATCGACTCGCGCAGCTTCTTCGATTTCATGCTTTGTCTCCCATTAAAAAACTGCCAGGGAGCCAACAAAAAAAGGCGTGACTCCTGGCGTATCGCAATGACACGCTTCGAGCCACGCCCGCTAAACAAGCTGCGTGATTCTATCGCCGCCAGCTAACCAGCCGGAAAGCGATGTCCCAACATACTACCACCCATCACCTATCCGTGGCAAGCTTGTGCCAACGCGATTCTGCGGGCTTGTGCGGCCAATGCGATTCGCGGCGACACGCTGCCAGCAACAGCCAGCAACTCCCGAGGCGTCTTGGCAAACATGCCATCTCGGACACACGCCTTGACGTTCAATGGCAATCCGATCGCGTCGGCAAACCCACGGCTAACGGCTTCCTCCGCCGTCATCCAGGTTTCCGCCGCCATCCATTCGCGAATGATTTCCGGCTCTTGCTTCGTGCGTGCGGCATACTGGCTAACAAGCTGATCGTCGATCTTGCGAAGTAGCTCAGCCCGCTTGTCATGATCGGCCGCGTTGCCGATCGTCGCTCCCCACGCGTTATGCACCATCACCATGGCGTTCGCCGCAATCTCAATGCGGCTGGCAGCCATCGCCACAAACGACGCGGCCGAGGCCGCCAACGCGTCGATCTGAACGGTTACTCCAGGAGCGTACGATGCCAACGCGGAATACATGGCTTGACCCTCGAACACGCTCCCGCCAGGAGAGTTAATGCGAACGCGTACCGGCTTTCCGGCAGCTTCGCGCAGTTGGTCGACCATCCACTTGCCATCGAGCAGCCCGTAGTATCCGGGTCCGATCTCGTCGTAAAGCATGATCTCTTTCATGTCATCCTCCCGCAATGATTGCGGATGCTAGTTGCCTTGAACGCTCTTGCCAACTGACAAGCTCAGCCCGAACAGCTTCGGACAAGCCGCTTTGCTCGACTCGCCCGGCAACGTCAAGCAGACGCCGCTTGGATTCGCTCACCCAGTCGGCGGCCAGTGTCATCGTGCCTTCGCAGTCGCGTACAGCGTCTTCGGTGCGGGATTGCCAACCCGCGTAGAACTCGTCGAGCCATCCGACAAAGTTGATTTCCTTGATGGCGGCCGCTTGCACTCTGGCCGCTTCCGTGTTTGCCATCATGCTTATTCTCCGTTCGACAATGCGGCCTAGCTTGCTCGCTAGCGCCGGCTGGTCTTCGTCGCGTTCGTCCTCCTCTTCTTCCATTTCGTTTTCGTCGTCCTCGACTTCCTCAGCCGGCGGTTGACCGCCCGCCGTGGTCGATGGGTTGTCATAGCTTTCGCCACCCGGATCAGTGCGGGCGTTCATGTCTTCAAGCTCACGCACCTCGTTCGCGTTCATGACGCCGATCTGGCGAGCGATTTGATACACCGCATAACGCTCTTGCGTTGTGCCGCGTAGCATGGCCTGCGTCACGAAGCGAAAGTACCACTGCTCCGAATTGAATTCGGCAGTGGTCAAAAGCTTACGTGCGCACTCCTGCTCCCATCGCGTGATCCAACGCATTAGGCAGTTGGTCAGATACGCTTGGGTTTTCATTTCGAGCGAGTTGTAGCTAACGCTCGAATCGTCGCCCAACATATGCTCGACTTGGAACAGTAGCCCGATGTTCTGCCGGCTAAACCGCTGACCTTCGATGGCTTGCGATTCGACGTTAGTCTGGCTGATGCTTTGGGCTTCGATGCCTTCCCGCAGCAACGCGACACGCTCGGCGTTGTCCGATCCAGCGTGTTTGGCGTTGAACGCGTCGATGAATTCTTGGGCCTTGCCTTCTTCGCGGAACACGCCCGGCGGAGCCTTCAGCAGGAATTTGACCCGCGCCCCGTTCTTCTCGCTTTTCACCGCTCGCCATTGCTGGGCAACGGCCAGACCCAATGCTTGCTTCGCGGCTTCAATCACGGAGATTCCGGCCAGCCCGTCATCGGACAGCCCAAGGATGTGTAGGCAATCGCTGTCGTCAATCTTGGCTTCTGGATCGTCAACGCGCACATGCCACTTGCGTTGTGGCGCCATCACGCCACCGATCTGCTGCGGCGGCTGAATGACAATTGTCCACTTGCTTGGCTGCATAATGACAAGCTCTTTCGGCTCGCCGCGACCATTGCGGATGATTGCCGCTCGGCCGTTGCCATGCAGCAAGGCATGATGCTGGATTGTCTCGCGGAACGCGGCCGCGCCCATTAGGTCGTTAGGCTGATGGCGTAATAGCCAATACGCTGGATGCTCCCTCGCGATGCGTGCGTCATCGTCATTGATCCGCTCATACAAGTTGAGCGGAAGCATACCGATGTGTCCTGCAATCTTGTTGATGCTGTACCAAGCGGCAGGCACTCCGCGCACCGTCGCGGCCGTGATTGGTACGCCGTACTCTTCGCCGTCATCGCCAACCAACGCTTTCTTCAGCCAGCGTTCTAGCGGACTGGAAAACGTAGCGGCTTTTGGGCTTGTCGATCGTTTCTTGGACATGTTGTTTCCTATACGACAACCAACGAACCCTGCGGCCCCGCCTCAGCGAAGAGACATTCACTGAACGCCATCAACGCGGCGACGATAGCGTCAATCTTTTTGCGTGGGTTTTTCTTATCTGGCATCCACTCATCGCGGTAGTTGCGTGCCGTCTGCACGTTTGCCGCTTGCCAGTTTAGCACCGGATCGTTTCCATGGACAATCTTACCCGTAGGCAATTCGACAATGAACCGCCTAAACGGTTCGTTGTAGAATCGCGGGCTTTGCGTAAATTCAAACATCGGCAGCCCGTGGACGTCCTGCAATCGCTGGCACATATCCCGAGCGTATGTCTTGTCGAACGCCCACGACTTGATGTGATACTTTCGCGACTGCTCGACAATCCACTGCTCGATCGGCTCCGAGTCCACCGCGTTCCCGCGACAGCATTCCAGCAGTCCGGCTTTGATCCAGCTTGCGAATGGTTCGTGCTCGACATCGAACATGCCATCCGAACACGTCCACGCCTTCGCGACAATCTGCCACTTGTCCGCCCTGCCATCCTTGCCGACGCTGGGAAAGCACAACGCCACAGCGGCCCAGTCATTCGTCCGCCCGATGTCAATTCCGCCATGGCCGTAAGCACCAGCAGCAATCGACAGTGGCTGACACCCGGCGGCCCAAGCATCCGGCGAGAATGAACGCTCCGTAGCTTCTGTCCGCTGATTGCAATGATAGCGAATAAATTGGTTCGTTTTCGTCGGGCTGTTCTTGGCTTCGACAGCGGCGGCTCGCAGATAGTCAAGCTTGATCGACACGCCCAGGTTCGGATTGGCCTTGGCCCAAACCGCTTCGTCGAACGGATCATCTTCCTTATCAATCGAACAAACATAGGCGAAAAACCTGTCATCAAACACCTGCCCCAACGCGCTCGCCTCCAGGCATCGCTCAGCGTAGTCGTCCGTCTCCGACCATAGCTGCGAATCGGCATCGCCAGCCGTCGTGATGACAATCTCCAGCGGTTGACGTCGAGCACCGCCACCCGTCGCCAGCTTCTCACGTAACGGCCTGTGAAACTCCCGCCATGCGTGCAGTTCGTCAATCAACACACAAGACGGATTGAGTCCGTCGGTGCCGGTGCTATCGCTGCCTAGCGGTTTGAAAAACGACTCGCCGAACGTGATGATGTTTGGACTCTTGCGAATCTTGCTTGCCGACCTCAGCCACTCGCACTGCTCGACCATGCGGCGGGCTTCGTGAAAAAGAATCTTGGCTTGATCCTCTTTCGTTGCAGCGCAATACACCTGCGCGGCTGGCTCGTCCGGCTCTTCGCAGTACATGCCCTTGACTCCAAGCCCCGCGGCCCAAGTGGTCTTGCCGTTCTTTCGTGCGACGCTCAGATAGGCCCGCATGAAACGACGCGTTTTGTTCTGCGCCGACAACCAGCCGTACAGAGTCCACGTGCAGAACGCTTGCCACGGCGCCAACAAGAACGGTTCGCCCGCGAACTCGCCAATGGAATGCTTAAGGCATTCACTAAAAAACATGCAAGCCCGAGTCGCGACGCCTTCGTCGAAATACCATCCCCGCTCGTGGGCGTTCTGCAAATCGGCGACATGTCGAGCAACCGCCAGCTTCACACGCCGGCCGGCGACAATGCGGCCCGTGGTCACGCCGTCAATGTAGTCGGCGACCATGGCTTGCACTTCGGCGGCTGGCTGTCTGGCAACTATCACGATATTCTCGCGGCTCGCAATCGCGTTAGCGGGTTGTCGTCTTGCTTCGGCTTCGGCGGTGCCTTCAATCTTGCTCGATCAACTGGCGACAGTCCCAGCCTAGCCGAGTAATTGAGAAATACACGCTGAGCCTGAATCAATGCGGCCGCGACCTTAAGTTCTAGCGGATCGGCGGACAAGATCCGCTGATACTGGCTGATCCGCTCCCAGGTTCGGCAGGCATCCTCAAGACATGCCGAGTCAATCTGGATGAGTAGGTCGGGTGGTGCGCACGCGAAGTAGTCTCGCCAAAGCTGCCCGCCATACTCGCCGAGTCCTTCCGGCTCGTCCGGCTTGTCGCCAGCGAATTGCACGTCGGCCCGATGTCCATGGCGATCGGCTCGATAGCTGCCATCCGCAATCAATTCGGCCGTCGGCCGTGGCGGTCGTCCTCTCATGGCTTGCGCCCCTTACCTTAATTCCCACCCAAAGTGTGGTTTTTGCCAGTCTGTGCGGAACGA